TTTAGTGGGTTAAAATAATGTATGAGTATAGTGTAAAAAAAGTATTGAAGGTGGTTGACGGTGACACTATTGATGTTGATATTGATCTTGGCTTTAATGTTTCGTATACACAGAGGGTAAGATTAGCTGGTATTGATACCCCTGAGTCTAGAACAAAAGATATTAAAGAAAAAGCACTTGGCTTAGAGGTAAAAGATTACCTTAGTGGAAGACTTAAAGATGCCAAAGTTATTGTAATTAAGACGGAGCTTCCAGATAGCACAGAGAAGTATGGTCGTATCCTTGGTTGGATATATGTAGATGGTGAAAAACTATCCGTAAATGAATCTATGATTAAAGAAGGATATGCCTGGACCTACGATGGTGGTACAAAGAAGAAAGACTTTGACGTACTAATTGCTAAAAGAAAAAAGTAATTATTTAGTAATAATCTTTCCATCAATAACTAGAATATCAATAGCCCTATTTAAATAAAAATTATTTATAGCACTCTGTTTCTTATGTACAATAGGCTTTCCATTGGCATTATAACTTGTATTGATTAACGCAGGTACGCCCGTGATCTTAAAGAACTCTTTAATTAGTTTGTAATATGGAGCATTATCTTCTTCGTTAATGGTCTGTATTCTTGCAGTGCCATCAACGTGGGTGACAGCAGGAATTTTTTCTGGCTGCAAAACCTTTTGAGTAAACAACATATATTTGCTTGGGTCTCCAGGTTCAAACCAATTATGTGCTTCTTCTTCAAGCACAACTGGAGCAAATGGTCTAAACCACTCCCTGTTCTTGACAACAAAGTTTAGGATTTCTCTGTTATGAAAATTTCTTGGGTCAGCAAGGATGCTTCTATGACCAAGTGCTCTTGGACCATACTCAGACTCTCCAGACACCCAGGCAATAATCTTACCATTGGCAATTTCATTTGCTAAATAAACATACTCTTCTTCTTTTAATTCAAAGCTTTCGCTTCCCATGTATGCTAAGTCTGAGAAACTATATGTTTCTCTTGGGTAGTCAAGGATGTGGTGGGCATAATAAAGTGCGGAGCCTACACAGATTCCATCATCCCCAGAGGCAGGAAAAAGATGAACATTGTCAAAATAACCAGTATTTTTTACAACAGAGTTTGCATTGCAATTTAAAAACGATCCACCAGCCAAACAAATATTCCTAACATCTTTTGTTTGTTCAAAAACTTTAACTTTATTTTCAACGGTGTGCAATATTTGTTTTTCAAAAAGGTATTGTATGCTTGCTGCAGCGTTCATTCCAGATACTGTTTCCCAAGGCAGCACTGAGTCTTCCTTCTGAGGACCACCATACATAACAGCATCTGGTGTTTTTTCAAAGTCTACAAAATTAACGTCTTCTTCTGTATCTTCCCACATCTCAGCAAACATATCTGGTGCTTCAAGAAATCTATAATTTTTACCAGATAGTCTTATCATAAAGTTATCTGTATTATCTATGGCATGTTTTACTGGTTTTCCATAGGATGCAAGACCCATTGTGCTACCAGCCTTGTATACTGATGGTCCAAGACCAAGTAGTGCTGTAAAGTCTCCATAAAGCTCACCAACATGCATTTCTGGATAGTCAACATGGTTTAGTTTGTTTCCCTTTCCGATAGCGATCCAACTGGTAGAGCGTTGGTCTCCTCCAGTACCGTCCATTGTTAAAACAACAGACTCATCTAAGTTGCTTGTATAGAATGTAGATGCAGCATGGCAGGTGTGGTGTGGCAAAACTACTACAGGTATTCTAAGACCATTTAGCTCTCCTTCTATCTCAAGGATTTCATTACCAAAAACAACCTGGGAGCAAAGAGCTAGATCCTTTCCCGACTTATCAAATAGTTTTAGCGTACCATGACTATTGGGCTGTATATAATCTGCCAAAGTAATAAAGTCAATGTCCTCGTATCCAATACCAGCCTTGTCAAGTACATAGTCTATAGTTTCTGGAGTTACCCCATAAAACTTCTTAATACCATTTAGCCTTTCTGTACTAATTGCAGAGACCAACCTCCCATCTTTAACAATACAGGCTGAGCCATCGTGTCCAAAGTGTAGTCCTAATATATTAACCATGTTTAACAGTATACCTTTTCTTTAATAAATAACGGCGAAATTCGGCGGCGAGAAAGAACAACCATAGCATGACACATGCTAAATAACCAAATTGTCTATAGGTCCCATGCAGGACGGTGAGAGCTCTATGGCAGCAGAGACTGCCGTAATTGCTCTTTTTTCTGGAGACTTCCAAGACTGGGTGGTGTATAGAGAACCCATAGCAATTGATGCACCTGATCCAATAGCCATATATTCACACTCTGTTACTTGCCAGTCTGTGGTATCCACAAAGAACAGATGTCCAGATACTCCAATTAGAAAAGAAGCGTGAGCATTTTCTTTTAGGTCTACCCCAGAATCTACCAATTGCTTTCGTACCGAATTGACAAAGGTAGTACGCATAAACTTTTCTACATTACTGCGTGGTGGGGTAGGAAGAGTGATCCAATGAAGAAGTTGACCTGTACCTGGAGAGTCTGCGTATCCGATTAGATACTTATCATTTAATCTAATCTTGGGTGCAGACATAGAGGTAATAATATCATCATCTGAAAGACCTCTGTCTGATGACAAATAAACTTGTTTGTTGTGTGCGATACCTACAATACATGTCATTGGTCTATTCTCTCCTTAATGTGCTTAACAAGGGCTGTAAAGGGCTTACAGTGCTCTATTGAGGCAATGTAGAAGGTATCGTGAAGGTCTCTGTACTTATCGTAAAGAACTTTTTTCTCCCAAGTATCTTTTGTGTAGGTAGGCAGACAAATCATCCCACCTGCACGTTGAGAGACAAATACATAGCCCATAGGCTTCTGCTGTTTTGTATCGTATCCTGAGACGGTATCTACAATAAGGTTGTTGTGCGGGTAGGTGCGAAGATCATCGGTAAACCATAAGTCTCTGGACTTAACCTCTAGAACCTCATCAATTGGATCCAATATGATATCCTTTTCATACTTGGTCATGTCTGGGATCTCAGAGAGATCCTTAACAAGGTATAGCTCTGGGACGGTACAGGAGATTCCTTCTGAAGCAATACGCTTTCCAACTAATTCATTATACTTATGACCCTTAGTCATAGATGCTTTATAATCAAAGGTCATAGTTTGTTTTCTTAATATCATACATGGCTTTAACGGCAAGACCTAAGATCAATAGGACAAAGATGGGGAGGATCAAAATCATACAAACAAATAACACAAAAAGCAGGGTAAAGAAAGCATCCATTATTTAAATGTCCAGTTCGTCATATTTTTCAGGAGCCCATACGGAAGGGAATCTCTTGGATCTTTTGTTTATAGCAGAGGTGGGGTGGTTAGAAACTATCTTTGAGAAGTGTAGGTAGTACTTAACAAACCATTGCTCATAATCTTTATCATCAGCAAATGGACCAAGATCCTCTTCATGCTCAACCATAGCTTTCTTTACTAAAGGTATAACATTATCGTATTGCATTGATAGTCCAATCTGAATTTTCGGGGGTAGAGGAAGTTGATACTGACATCCATAATACTATATACACTATTATCACATAGATAACTATAGAGAGAGCATACTTCTTCACTTGTTAATGATATCAGAATCTCTAGCGATTGTCAAGGATTTTTGAAAGAGCAGATGTTGATAGATACTTTAATGGACATGTTTTACATTCAATCATAGATAAATTATATCAGATACTGCTGATATACAGCAATACTTCCGTCCCAAAAGTTATCCACAACTTATCCACAGTTGCATAATACACAACAACTTATCCACAGGTTATCCACATAGACACATAGGTAAGTATCTTAAATCACTACTGAATGTATATGTAATTATTTTATGAGTAATAGAGCGATCCCAAAACTCCTCCGTAATGTAGGAAACATACACATGGGCATATCCCTGTTTAGTTATATCTCTAATACACCATATATTCCCGTGATATTTTTGGTTTGTTCGTAATACTATTTGTAGCTTTCCTACAAATAATGTATGTTAAAACTGGTATAAAAATGATGGAAATGTATATAAAATATATAATAAATGCCAGGCTTTTAATCAGAACCTGTGGATAACTTTTCATTTTCATTCTCTTTTTTATTTGTAGGATATGCATAGTATATATCAGTACATCTGCTACATGATATATATGTATATAGGGTAAATGGACATTCTGATTTAACACCAGCTTTATGCCCCAGGATATTACAAACTAACTTATTAAACATTATGCCAAACTTCCCGTGATTTTTTTGAATCGTTCGTA